TTGTAGTACTCATCTATTAGTCTCCTGAGTAAAAAGGGGAGAACCATTTCCTGATCCTCCCCCTATTATAGATCAAACTCTATATCTTTCCAAACAACAGAGGGGTTATCTTTCCACTGCTATCATAAGAAAGTCAATGGTCAGCGTCTTAACAACTGCTTCACCATTCTGAATACCGAAGGAAAGAGTAAGCTCTTCGTCATCAGGAGCGTTAACGGTACTTGCAATCTGACCCACTTTAACGTCATCTTGATAGGCGCGGAACACCGGCCCACCCGTGGCAACGTCCAGAGGATCATATTCAAAAGAGAGGGTGACAAACGTATCGTCTGCCATTGCGTTCATCTCCAGAATAGAGATGCCAAAATCATTGTCTTTCTCAATGACAAAATCAGGTTGAGTATCTCCGTCTGGTTTAAAGAAGTAGATACCATCCGTAACGTCCAGAGGGGCTGTGTCAGTGATTTGAAGACCCATGATAATATCTGACTGAGTAGCATCGTTGGTTTTAAACCTAGCCGTAAAGAACATTCTCTTGGTAGAATCCCAGAGGAAAGACTCGCCTTTCAACTGGAGAAAGTCTAAGTCATTATCACCTGCAGCGTTCTTTATCAGAAGCTGTCCACCTGCACCGAAAGTGATCGCCTCTGTGGCGGAACCTGTTCCTGCCTCAGTGGTGGTGATGGTGTAGATACCATTGTGAAATTCAAAGAAATCATCGTGGTACATGTAGTATTTAAAGGGGTCCATATAAGGGTAATTAAAAAGGGGATTACCTTTTATTTGGTTAGAAACGCCGTGGGGAAAATGTGTAGGCATAGTGAACAGTCCTTTCCTAGACCAGTACCCTTAGAGGGCACCATTCAAATATGTGTGTAAAAAGAGTGGAGGAAGTTTTTAGGCTCCCTCCACTATTAAAATACTTAGGCTCCGCGTGAACCGAAGTAACCTCTCCAGTCAGACCAACCAAAGCTGTAGCGTTCTCTAGCTTTGAAACGAAGATTACCCGTATCGAAATCAGGCTCCATCTTCGTGGCAAGAGGCGCTCTTACAAACATCTTTGCTCCGTTAGGAACATCCGTTTTAATAAAGAACGCATCTGGGTCTTGAAAGCGTTTGTTGACCATGTAACCCGAGGCAATCATTCCTTGATGGTTTACAGAGTTGATGTTATTATCAGCCGTATTTGGTTGATAAGGGCTATTCAGAACACGGTCTGCCGTGAACTGGTTAGAAGGCGCAACGTGCAGAGATACTGCATTTGCTCCTACCAGAATGCCTCTATCATCCTTGATGGTCTGAATTGACACCAAAGCAGTCTCCAACGCAGCTTCAGAAAGATCAACCGTTCCCGTGGTACCAATCAAGTTACTCTGAGAACCGTCACCTACCGTTGGGTGGGCGGCGCTAAACATTGGTTGACCGTCGCCACCCGTGAAGGTAGCTCCAAAGCCATTGTTGAAAACGTCAGCAGCTTTCGTTTGCTTAGTACTCGCCATGGAACGCGCAAGTCCTCTGGCACGTAGCTTTGCAAACGTGTCATAGAGGTTATCTTCCATAGCTTCCTCCGTTACCGAGAAGGCCAAAGCAATGGTCTCAGCCGTGTAACGTGAGGTGTAACTTTCTTGTGCATTGTCAAACTGGACAGCAGCGCCTTCACCTTTAACAGGCGCAGCACCGAAACCAGTGAAGAGGACTTCTTCTTCAAATGCACGATCAGAGTTCTCTACTTCATAAAGAACACTATATTCATCGGCAACTTCTCCATACTCAATACCGAAGACGGCATTAAGACCTGGTAGAAGCTGCTTGGCAATACTAGCTCTATTAATAGCCATTATTTAAGCTCCTTTCAGGTTAAGCACCAGATGACACGTTGGTCAACTGATGGTGGATAAGTTGAACTTCCGCAACTGGGAAGGCACGCTCTGCAGCACTATCAATGTTGTTACCTGGGGTATCAACAAAGTCAATGATGCGGAACATTGCAGCTACACCACTGGTACGACTGGCAACGTCTAGACCGAAGCCTGAACGTCCAGTAAAGGTAGAACCCGCACCACGGGTAACTGTAAAGTTGTGCTCCATAATGTCGCCAACAGAAGAACTGGCGTCACACTGGACTTCAAAAGTGGCTTGAGGATCATCACAAACAATTGCATAAGCGTTGCTTGCAGACGTTCCCGTGGGCCAATGCTTACGGAATTTTGGCTCACCGTCTTCTTCATAGTAACAGCCCATGAACACACCAATTGGATGATCAGAAGCACCGGAGTCATTACCAATGACAGACACAACACCGTTTCTAACATGGACAAGATCACCCGTGAAGATGTTTCCTGCCGCTGCAGAAGCAATACGGTAGTTTCGCGTCTGCGTGGTATTAGCACCAGCAGAGTATCTACGAGAAGGAGTGAGACCGTTTAGGGCTTTTGTAGTAGTCATACTACACTCTCCTTTTAAAGATGAGTAGAATAAGTAGCAGAAGTTTTAAATTAGTTTTGAAACTGTGCCGTTCTACCCTTGGTTACAGACGAAGTGCTATTATTTGAAATGGGCATTCTAGAATCTGAAGCTGCCATTAGTTGCTGATTTACAGCCTGCATCATGGCATTAGCTTTATTCTCGTAATAATCATTTCTGGCCTGTGCTTTGCCACGGGGCATCTTGGCTAGAGCGACATCCCCCCGTACAACGCAGTTTTGATAGCGTCCCGTATCTAAAACAGTGGCAGAGTGCAACATTTCAGGAACTTCTTCAGGCGTTACAAATATCCAACCTTGTGACATTTTGTTACCAACATTCTTGTAATCATCATCTCCTTTTAGAGAAATACGAATCCAGCGAAGGGCCATATCCTCTATATTAAATCTGTCAACTACACCGTCTGGAACATCTAGCCAGTTTGGTTCTGTAAATGTATACTCCTTGGTTTCAGTCTCTCTTGTTTGCATTGTTCTACTACTTGCTTTACTCATCTTTAAACGCTCCTTCTTTTTTTGTTACGCGCACTGTCTTACCCGATTGGTACATATTCACCTGCTGCTCTGTCGGCTCTTGCTTTTTCTGCGGCATATTTCTCAAGAGGAATATTCCACTTCTGAGCTAACTTTACATCTGCTTGGGTAAGTTTAACTTTCTTACTTTTACCTGAAGCTGCAGAACTGCGCGACTGTCCTGCCACTACTTGTTGCGTAGGTTGTGATCCTACCTCTGCACGTGCTCCTCCACTAAACTTGTGTGGAAATTCTGTTTTCATTCTCTTGTCTACTTCTTGATAAAAATCAGGGGAAGTAGAATCATAACCTTGTTGTTTAAGCGTGGCATCAATTGTAAGTGCAGCCACTGTCATAATCTGATCTTTGTTAAACCAATCGTTTTCAGGTTTTTGACTCCATTCAACCGCTAGTTCGTCATACTGTTGAGCCTGCTGTTGTTGAGGCTGTTGAGGAGCTTGTGATTGTTGCTGCTCTCTTTTTTCTAACTGTACCTCGTATTGTGCAATTGCTTGTCGTTGTTGACTTAAAGTTGAAAGGTCTACCTGTCCTTTGTTTATTAATTCTTGTGCTTCTAGCATCCTTTCTTTTTCGCCGTTATCGTAGGCATCAAGATAAGATTTCTTTGCTAGTTCAATTTGTTGTTGAAGAAGACGTTCACTTGTTTGAGTATTTGATTTCTGCGCTTCTACAGTATACTTATCTCTTTCAGTTAGTTGAGCAAGAAGGTCTTTCTTTTCTTGTTCAGCTTTTACCAGTAGATCAGCTTGATCTTTTTTCTGTTGAACAAGTTGTCTGATACGCTTTTCAGCGCCTTTTGTTTCTATACCTTCTAGTTCTGGTACTTCTGCAGCTTCAACTTTTGGTTTCTCTTCTACACCTTCAACTTCAAACTCTACTTTTTCTTGTGTCCCTTCAGGAGAAGTATCAACTTCGTTCCATTCAGTAAGTTCTTCAGCAGTATTTTCTTTTAATTCTACTTGTTCTTCTGACATTATTTAATATCTCCATAGTTTGCGAGAACTAAGATTACGCATGAGTTAAGTAATAACATATTTAGTTACCTAATACAAGTGTAGTGTCTAAATCTTCTGGGTCAGTGATCCTCATCAGGACCTGGTCATCAAAAATAAGAAGCAGCTTTACCCCTTTGTAGACAAACTTGGTACCTGTGAGCTTCTGGTAGCAGACGTAGTCACCTGCTTTACACCAGGCTCCAGCAAGAAACTTAGCTGGGTCTTCGTAGGCCAGTGTTCCTACTTTAAGAACTCTGCCAACAGTGGTGAGATAGGCGATGTCATCTCTGGCTTTCTCTGGTAGGAGAATGCCTCCTTTTGTTTTTTCTTTGATAGAGGTTGGTCTGACAAGAACATGATAACCGGGAAGGTCTGGAAGAACTTCCGGGTCTGGTACATCATTCTTTGTAATCCAAGCATCATTTGTGATAGCTCCAGCAAGTGAAGGATTAATCATAGTCGTCGTCTCGCTCCATTCTTTTGTTTACAGTGTCAGTCAATTTAGTATAGGACCACTCAATTCCTGCGAGTGTTCCTACTACTTGTCTATAATGGTTATAGTCCTCTACGTGACCCTTTGCAAGCAAATCTTTTAAAGTGTCTTCCTCTTCTTTAAAAACCCTTTTAATCTCGTCAAAAATGTCCATGATTATTTTCTACGTGTTAACCTTTTTGTTTTTTTAGAAAGACGTTTTGGCCCTTTAGAAGTAGACATGGCAATAGCCACAGCTTGCTTCTGAGAGTAACCCTCTTCTCGTAATTTTTTAATATTATCTGAAATTGTTTTAGAAGACTTTCCCGGTTTAAGAGGCATCTACTTGGCTCATTTTAACTGAAAGATTTCTTGCTCTGGAATAAGTTTGTTTTGCCCATTTAGAATCCATCATCTGAGAGGACGCTTCTTCATAATCTTTAGGTTCTTTTTTTAAAGCTTTAAACATTTTCTTAAACTTAGAAACACCTGTCTCTCCCATTTGATAAACCATTTCTACAATGATCTCTTCTGGTACACAAGGTAAATCTTTTATCTTATATTTTGTAATAAGTTTCTTGGCACCTGTCCTAGCAAGGAGCAAATCTTTTTGAAAAAGTTTTTCCCATCCTTCTCTATCTGTGGGCAGTTTTTCTCCTGCGATGATTCTATGTCCATAACCTCCTGTAAGAAAGCCAAGCGTGTCAGTATAGGGGTGTCCCACGTATCCTTCATGTCTTTTAATTCTTTCCTCTAATAATTCTTCTGTGCTCATATTTACTTCTCCAGTTTAGCAACGCTAATTAAAGTATCAAGAGCAGTCTTACCCCTATTGAGTTCAGCGTCTCCTTCTACTCTTTCTGATTCAAGAGAAAGTTTTGCAGCTGCTTCCAGAGCTTTGTTTGAGTCTCTATCAGCTTCCAGAGAAAGTTTACTGATGTCTATCAGAGCATCTAACTGAACTTTCTTGTCAGAGCTTTCGTGTTCCTTAGTTCTGACTTCTAGGTCAGCTGCTTTTTCTAGAGCATCCATCTGCACTTTCTGTTGATCAAGTTGTAACCTTTGTTGCTCAATATTCATCATCTGTTGTTCTGGACTCTGTGCAATACCTAGAGCAGCATTAGCATTGGCCACGCCTTCTGCAGCTTGAGCCATTACCATTTCACTGGTTTGTGGATCAGTGGCTACTCCTGTGACCATGCCGCCTATTTGTTCTTGATACTTCATCAGCATATGGTCTCTGATATTGGCATTAAGAATAGGTACAATTTGTTGCATCATGGGGTTTGCACCGTTACCAGGGTCTTTGAGGAAAGCTGTTTTAAACTGAATGTGAGCGTCATGGTTCTGACCAGGGAAA